GCTCTGTAATATCGCTAAGAATATGTAAAACAGGCATATTAATAGTATATTCTACTATATCGTATGCCTGTCCGTGAGCCTGCCCATACGCTTTGAGATAACGCAAAGCCAGAGAAGAATGTATAAATTTTGAATTTAATGTGGATAAAACTACGTTCATAGGTCCCCTTTAAATCATCGAATGGCTCAGCCACCGTCTAGTCATAATATATGTATTTTATCATATATTTTTAGTATTTTCATATATTTAGTTAAATTCCAGTAATAATCATTGTGGCCATGTTTTTACACAGAATGATTATCTGCAAAAATCATCAATAATAACATATAAATTTTGACGTTTATTTGACGTCAAAAAAATAAGGGGTACCGATTGGGTACCCCTTTTGTTGTAATTTACTATTCAATATTATGTTTAGTGGTAAAATTTGCGATTTTTACTTCTAATCTAATTCAGTTAGTCTAAACAATTTACCATTTCTGAAGAGCATTTCACATCGATGGTTGTTTTCATCGACTAGTGTTGCTTCAAATAAACCTTCTTCCGGAACTTGAATATCTTCTGCAAAATTGTAAGTCTTTCCATTAAATTCAAATGTCTTTGCCATATTTTTACTCCATTTTTAATACCGCACCGCCAATATCAATTTTATAAGCATCAATTATTTTCTTTCGTATTTGCTTAAATTCTTTTCCATGTCCTTTAAAATGACACTCGATAGTGGCATGTGCTAACTCGTGATAAATTATATCTATAGTAATACCATCTTTATGATTATCTGTACTTAATTCAATTAAACAAAAATCATCATTTGGATAACAATATGTCGTGCCTAATCGTTTTTTACTTCTACCAGTATATTTGTGAATTAACAAATCCGGTTTAAAAGAGTATCCTAAGGCTTCAATATTTGTAATTGCTTTTAGAAATATATCAGCATACGGCATCATATCATCATCAAGATATAGTGTACTCATAATGTTTTTCCCAACAATTAACTATTAGTTGACTGTTGCAAACCGTGCAACTCGGAGATATTTGGATCACCTACCATCTCATAACTTTAACCAATGCGGATGCGCCTTTAAACTCTGAACCTTTAAAGTGTGCTAAACCCTCAAAGCGTTTATCTTCATAACCTACTGTTTCATATACTTCACCATTAGTCATTACAGTTACACCAGCTAATATGCTATGTGGTTTATCTAACTTGATTTTGTATACATCGACTTTTTGTTCCTCTGTGTTAGGAACTACCGCCGTTCTATCAGATTTTTCTGTTGCTGCTTTAGGTAAGGCCGGATCATCACGTTTGATAGCCTGTTGTGTTTGTTTGGCCGCCTGTTCTACCGTAGGGGCCTGTACATAATATGTGGTTACCGGTTGAGCAGTTTCCATATTGGAAACAACTTGTTGTGCTTCATCTTTAGTAATATGAATTGCATTAGCCAGTTTTACAGGATCTTTTACTTGTTCCTGTTTTAATAACACAGGCTTTTTAACCTGATGTGAATTATATATAGATACCCCTAGAATGGCTAAAATAATTAAAATTAGCCCTCCTATGAGAATTTTATGTCGTTTTAGGTAACATAACACCTTGAAAGTCCAAAGGCTCATCATAGACCCCTTTCTTGCATTTCTTGCGAGAACATTTCTAATGCTTGTGCTTTTTCTGCATCGAACCGTTCAACAAGATTTTCACGCAACCAACTAGGATTACCTTCATAGTTCCATGGATGCAACTTTCGCTGTTCATATGCACCATTAATTAAATCCCAGTCAAACTTAATGTCGTTTACATAAGATAAGTTCCAATCAGGCTCCCAACCCGGAACATATTGCATTGCCTCTTTAAAAAGATTAACAACTTCACCGGGACCATATTGAACAGCCGCAGAGAACACAACATCACGCAATGCTCGACTGTGAATATTTACATCAAAGAGTTCATTGGATAATTCCTTACACGCCACATCATAATAAGCATATTTAATGTAGTCGTGCTGCATTTCCATGAATCCGTTAGGGTCCACAGTTCCTAGTTCTTGCCATTTGCTAATGAACTCATTGGAGTTAATAGGTCCTGCACTTTGAAGGGCTCTCGCATAATCTTTGTAGAATCCATCTTCTTGACGCAACCCCCAACCAAGGAACGCATCCACACTTCCGCAATTACTTGCTAATTGGTAAGCACCATACGAAATTCCCCCACGGTCCCCCTCACCTGTCGACACAATAGCTGGGTCACCATTACTTTCATATGCCGCACTTAATTTTCCTAGTTCCATTTGTTTTGCTCCTTCCTATTTGATTCACGTCCTCCTAAATAGCCAACGAGCCCGGAGGAAATACTCATGGCCAATTCGTTATAACCATAAAGGACGGCCATTATATTGACCGCCCCTAGGATGAGGATTGTTAACACTTCACGAATACTAATTTTTTCAATCATTTAATCGCCTCTTTTACAGATTTAATAAATGCTATTAATTGCTGAATTAAACCGATCGCACGTTTGAACCACCTCGATTCTACTAATTCAAGCTCGATCATGTTTTCTACACAGGATGCTAGTTCAATTACAATGGGAATAAGATACATTCCGGTGCTTAAAAACGTATCTAGCCGTCCTAAAAAGATAAATTCAACATCTGGTAATGTAAGTAAGATAAACGACAATACAAATAACCAAGGATATGATTTGACCAGTTTCTTTGTCATATCGGCTCGCAGTTTATTACTGACTAGGAACCTATGTTTCTTTCCATTGATTTCAACATATCCCCATCCACGCCAAAGTATGGCAAGTATTGTATTGGCTACTGTACATGGCCTATTTGTTGCAATATTAAAATTGCGCACCTCGACTAAGATGCGCAATATCGTATCAACAAATACTAATATCAAAGTACAAAATATAGCTAATGATATTTGTACAAGTTCATGTTCATTTAATCCCACCATAATAGGTGGTGGCGGAGCGAAGATTTCAATCATATGTTTCCTGTCCTTTCAATTACTAAACGCTTAATCCCCTTATCAATGAATTCTTTCCTAGAAATTTGATTGTCAATATTAAACCTAATGAAATCATCATTATTATTGTTCCTATATGTTGTAATTGTGATTTCAATATCTTTAGATGTAGGAATCGTTAATTCATAAGCTTTTTCTGTCATTGCAGTAATTGTTACTCTATATTTACCTTTTGGTAAGTACACATACCATCGGTTAAACTTTTCTACATGCCATGCTTCCCACTTCCATGTATTGAATCCTATAGGGTCATATTGCACATACCCTCTATCTCCATTTGACTTAACAACATTTAATGGCGTTACATTCACTGAAACCCTTGCATAAAAATCTTGGTCATTAAAACGGACACGGATGTAATTACCACCCGTGTCCTTAGAATTATCTGTTAAATTGTATGTTTGTATTTGCCCATTAGGTGTCTTGGTTTTGATAACTGCCATTATTCCACCCACAATTCTGCACCGTTTGCAAATAATAAATGTCCATTTAATTTGAATGTAGCAACTCGGCGCCATTCTAACGGAAATTCAGATGAATCATTATCAAACCGTATATACATGTCGTTTGAATTTGCGAAATATAGTTGACACCCTAATACACGATTATCATTAGAATTACTCCAAGGAATAGAAATACATGTGCCCCAACATTTTCTCCCACCAATCATAACCTCGTTAGCCTCACCAACTTTTAGTCCAGTAAATTTTGATGGAGATTTTACAAAATCGTCAGGGTTGTATTTAGGTCCACTAATAATATCTACAACTAAATTACCATTTATGGTATCCCCGCTTTTCTTTACATACGTTTTTTCGGCATCTTCTTTTAACATTAGTCCGCCAGTATTGGTACCGGATACATCGTCCTCAGTTAATACTTTAAAAGTTTTGTTTTTGTTCTTGTCGTAGTAGCCTAACGATGTGCCGAGAAATACGGTACGGTTATCACTCATGCCAAATTCCATACTATTGCCAGTAGACATCTTAACCGCATGATGTGCTGCGCCGTTTGTATCTGTTACTTGCACAGATGTATTATTGGGCATGATAATAGGGCCCTTCATCTTGCCGCCACTCAACCCTAAATAATCAAGATTTTTCAACCGTTGCATATTGATTGAGTTTTCAAAGTCGTAATTTGGGTCGCCAACATATATGTCCACTTGGTGACGTTTGTTAGGCTTTTGAGTAAGCACAGAAAAATAGAACTTGCCATTGTAATACGCAATATCTTCAATTTCAGTTTCACGATTGATTTCAATGATCTGTTTAACCGTCCCAAACGGAGTACATTCAACCAAACTGCCTAGTGTTGCTGACATAATAGCTCCATTGAGCATGAAGGCGCCGTTATTATTCATGTCTGGATAGATATAATCGACTTGGTAAGTCTTCAGCTTTTTGAATTCATCATTATATAGATTGATGGTTCTGACTCTTTGGTTACCAGCGATAGGGACAATGGATACGTATGTTCGTGTAATCGGATCATAGTCAATGTTAAATACCTTTTCTTGTAATGTAATAGTATTTTCGATTGCCATAGTATCGGCATTGATAACCGTCAAATTATTGCCATTTTTAAGCCCATTGGTAATGTAAATCTTATTTGTATACCGATTGTATGTCATGGTATTACAATGCCCTAGACGCTCAGAATCCTTGAATTTATAAGTACCTACTTTTTCAAAAGTATCTGGGTTAAGCTCGTAAAGAATTTGATTAGTACCTTCACCATTGATACAAGCCAGTACAAATACATTCTTTTTAGAATTGTAAGTAAACCCTTGGCATTGGTTAACTTCTGCATCATACGTAATGTTTTTCACGAATGCTATGTTGGATGCACCTTTTAACATTGGTGTTTCTGTAGGATAATATGGCTTGATGTTGGTATATACACCCATATCCATGACAGAACCTACTGTATTAAAAGTTAAATGTTCAGTCAGTTTATATTGCCCATTTGGCACTAATAAGATTTTATTCTTTAGATTATCATTAGCTCGTTTAAATGCAACCGTATCATCTGCTACACCATCACCAACTGCACCAAAGTCTTTAACCGACACAATACCATTTAGTGATTCTTTTCCAATGTATTTAGCATCAGCTTCTGTTTTAGTTACAATCCCTTTACCGCCGGGAACGGCTATTTCCTCGGCTTTCGATGCTGCTATTTCAGCACGCTTGGCAGCATCTTCCGCCTTTTTAGCATTACCTGTACTTGCGATTTGTTTATTATCGATGTCTGATTTAATCGTGTCTGCTTTAGATATTAAATCATTAATTTGTTTCTTATTCGATTCTGCCTGCGCAGCATATGCTTTCGTATTATCTGCAAGTACTTGGGTTTTCTCAAATGTATCAGCACTTTGGATAAGAGCTGTATTTGCAGTCGCTAATTTATCATCCACCGTTTGAGATAATGCATTAATATTGTCGTTAATAGCTGTTAGCTTTGTTGCATTATCTTGCACTTCATTTGCCTTAGTCTCTGCAGTTAATGCAGCTGCAATTGCTTTTTTAGCCGCCTCAATGGAATTATCGACTATATCACGTGCAACTTGATTTGGATCTTCATCAGCGCCTACACGAATTTGCAATGTGCGATCTAATTGCTCTTTTAATTCTTGTAGAATCAAAATAACTTTATCGCTCATATTTTCAATATGGTTATACGGCCATTTATTAGCAAGTTCTGTTGTTTGTGAAATTGGTGTTTGTCTAAACAATATAACTTTGTAATCAGCCGATAATGGATCGCCAGTACTTGGATATGTCAACGTTTTATTTTTTGCATCATATGCAATATTTCCTGTTTGCTTAAATTGTTTACCATCACTATCTACTAGAATAATTGAAACGTCTTTAATGTCGTTAAAATCATATGGCCAAATAAAGATTTTATTCACTCCATCACATTGGTATTGAACAACTGGATTGTTGACTTGTGGAATCACAATATCCCGCCTTTCTTTGCATATAAAGAGGACTACCTACAATTAGGTAGTCCTTACTTTTACTGTTTCTTTTTCTTTTCTTTTTTAGTCTTTAAACGCTTGTCTAACAAAATTGACATGAATACATCTTCAATCTTGGCATCCGTATCAGTTAGCCCTACACGCAACAATGTCCAGAAAGCATCGGTTACGGTATCACTAAAACCAGTTACACGGTTAGAAACCTGACCGAGCGAACGGCCTATATCAACAATATCTTTATTGTCACTTGAGATAGCTTGACCGGTATCCCATAATTTCTCAAAGATACTTAATCCCATTACGGTATTACCTTTATTGTATGGACGTTCTCCTAAAATAAATTTCATACCCATAGTGGCTATATCTCTCACTAACGGAATACCCATGGTTCCTTGTTGTACAAATTCTTCGGCAAAAGACTTGGCGATAGATTCCGGATCATCATCGTCACCATTTGTCATGGATTTATAAATCACCATGCCAACCGCTTGTGAAAATACAGACCACCATAGCATCCGTGCAAATTGAGTCCAGTCACCTCTATCTTTGCCTGCATACCACCCTTCAGCAATAATGTTGTATAAAGTGTTGGCGTATGAGTAGAAAGGAACGAATAACTGCGTTAATGGATTTCTTGCTCGTTGAATAGCTGCTGCATCTTTAGTGTCACCACTTCCGAATATGTCCCGTATTACTCGGTCACCTGCTTCAATTGCTTGTTGGTTAATCCACTCAGTACTTAACCCTTCCTTGGATTGGAGTTCAGCAACCTTTTGATCATACGCAAATTTCCAAACCGGAATAGATAATGCGAAGTCTGTTTCCGTAAGTAGTCGAAATCCCATGCTGTTAATTTCATCACGGATTTCAGCACCTTTTTCAAATTTATAACCGCCAATATTCTTATCATTAATACGGAGCCCCTTTCCTTGGATGCTTAATCCTTTTTTGAGATCTTTATCCAAAGTTTGAATACGTTCACGCATAAAGATTGATTGTTCTAATACAAAGTCACGAGTATTATTATAGGTTTCTGTACCATGGCCATAGAATCCTACACTTGCATGATTAACGGCTCGAAGGACATTACCCGCACCAATACGATATACGGCAACAGGAATATTCAAAGTATTCTGAATGGCAACTGATACACGACCAGCCATGATAGCCATAGATGTGTTTCTCTTTAATGCTGTCACAATCTTACCAAATGCATCAAGCTTAGCCGCCTCATCTTTCCAATTATCACGAACCCAAGTTCGCAAGAATTGATAGGAATTTATTCCGAATTTCTCAACAATATAGTTTTGGAACTCTCTATTGGCTACTAACCGATTTACATCCGTCACAGCTTTACGCATAGTTATATGATTGATTGATTCGGTAATAGCATTCGGAATAACGTCAAAGTCTAACAACAATGATTTATCCTTAACTACATCTAACCGTGATTTAGTAGCACTCATTCCAGTGCCCAATATAGCATTACTGCTAACCATAGTCTTGGCAATGTCTTCTACTTCCTTGTCAGATATACTTGCATTGACTTCTGGATTATACACAATTGGGTAATACTGTCCAACGATAGTTCTACCACCAATAGTGAATGTGATGCCTTCTTCTTTCTTCAATGGATTCCCATAAAGTTCTTCTTGAACTTTGCTACGTTCAGTAAAGAAGGAGTTAATGTGGTCCCATGTCCGAATAATAAATTCCCAATCTTTATTGGTGAGGATTTCTTGAAAGGCTTTTTCCATTTCAACTTCAGTTACCTTGGCCGTTTCCATTGCCCGTTGGCGGTTACGTTCTGTACCCCAATTCAAAGCTAATGCAATGACCTGTTCCTTGGTTAGATTACGCAATTCCCCAACATCGTACATATGCTTATTTCGGATGTTAAATAATTCACGCTTACCATACACAGAGGATACATCTTTTGCCAATCTACGCATGGACACTTCCTTGCGTTCATTAAAGGCTTGTGTTGCACGGCTAATCGGATCATAGATATATTTCACAGCATCTGGTCCTAATCGGCGTAAGAATGTTTCAACCTTGAGCAATGATAAATTGCCTTTATTGATAAGTCCTGCAACAGCTTCCAACCCTGTTTGATTGTTTTGTGCATTAAATACATTCCCATTAACTTTACCAAATGTATCGATTGCTTCCGTTAATATGCCATCTACTGCATCATCAAATGTAATCGATTCACCTTTATCATTAAGAATGGTAGAGCCTTCATAAGCGTTGCGGCCATTCTTATACATGCCTGTCATTAATTCTTCCAGTGTGTTCAACTGACTCATTGTTAGATTTTTAAATGACATAGGTGTTTTACCGTAGAATAGCTGCACAATCCATGGGTCAAGAAATGTAATACTTTGGTCACCTAGAATATCCGCATCAGGATCCAATGCATTAATAACGGCATTCATATTAAAGCCGTCTACTGGTTCTAGTCCATCATATTTAGTTAACCCCATTTGATATGCCATGTGTGCGTAGAAATAACGCATGTTAGGCTCAATAGCAATAGGATTCTTAGGTCGTGTCATTCTATTTAGATTATCAAGTAACTTAGTTCGTAACTTCTTAATGCGGAGTGCATTGTCAAACGCAACACGAGCTCTCGCTTGATTTAGGAGTTGTAATTGTTTAGCTTGTAGTGCCTCTTCCAGTTTATTGACTGCCAATGCCCTATCAGCACGCTTACCTTCACGAATAGCTTGGTTTTGATACTTCTTATACTGGCTAGCTTGGGATAAGGTCAAATCGCCCAATTCCTGTTTAGCACGGTTCATATAGTCACTGATTACACCTATTCCACTATCTCGAATTGCACGTACGTTATCAATGCGGTCTTGAAGTAAGTCTTTTAATTGTTCGATACGTTCTTGTGAGCTTAATGATTGATTGTCTAATCTCATTAACATACGTTCTTCTAATCGCTCTTTTTGTTCGATTATTCTATCAAGTCGATTCGTTACAATTGTCAGACGTTTACTTAACTCATTCTTTTCATCTTTAAGTTCAGATTGATTTTTACTTGCTTGCTCCTGTAATTCTTTTTGTTGTTCTTTTAATCGCTCTATTTCATCATTAGCTTTATCTAATTCTTTAGAAACAGAACCGAGCTCTTTATCAACCTTTGCTTTTTCTTTACGAAGCTTTTGCTCTTTTGTTAACTCTTTTTCAATTATTTCCAAATCAGATTCAATCGTTTCTGAGTTAGCATCAAGTCTATTCAACCTATCGAGCAATTCCCAATTGTTAGCAAGATCACGATTGGTTTGTGATTTGATGATTTTGGCTTCCTCTTCAGTAAGTTTCATTTGACCGTCTGAAGATAATAGCCATTCTTCAGCAATTTCTATATTAGATTTGCCAATATGGTTATCTTCAATGAATGTCTGTTCGGCAGATACCATAGCTTGCATAACTGCCTCATTGAATGTAAAGCCTGTTTGCTCACGTTCAGCAGCTTCTAATTCTTTTAATGTTCCGTATCGAGTATTGGCTAATGCATCTTTACCAAATGCATTATAGCGTTGATGGTCTTTGTAGATTGGATACTGTTCCATCAAACGCTTTTCGATATCGGCTTGAATAGAATCTTTTTCATCGTTCCATTCTTTGATTGGGCGACTTTCCAATTCTTTCATATACCGCTTCATGACACGCTCTTTTGCCATTTCCCCGACGTCGGCAATATGGCCTTGAACCTTTGCTTGCTCAGCTTCATCGAGCCGTTTAAATAACTTGCTAGATTCAAATTGTTCAAGGGCCTGCTCTTTTGTGTAGGCGTCTATATCTTCTTGAGTAGCGATCATGCGTGCCATGATGTCTTGAATTTCCTTTGGTGGCAATCCGCCTAGTCGTGTCACCGCACGATAGATACGAGTTAACCACTTCGAGAACATGCGGAATACGCGTTGCAATCCTTTAGTAGGTGCTTTGCCTTCACGTAAATATGCTTCCCATCCACGAGCAAATTTTTCATGTGCTTTTGTATTGTCAGCACCTTTCGTATCATCCCATTCAGACCACTCTTTCAACTTGTTCCAATCCATTACAAGTTGCTCTGGAGCATTTTCCATTTCAGCTAGGTTCTTAATATCGTCAAAGAATACGTGTCCCATTTCATGGAGGAATGTTGACCGGTCAGCCGTTTTAAAGATTTGAATAAGGCGGTCAGTAGGGCTATTAATTTGTGTCATACCATTAATAGATTGATTGTATTTTTCGATGACTTTGATTGCTTTATCATCGAATACTACATAGCATCGCCCGTCTTGCTCTCCATCGTAGTATATACCTTTTATACCGATACTATTTAAAAATTCACTAGCCTTTTTAGCATTTTTCACATTATGAAGATTAAAATGTTCATCATTGCCAAGTGCATGAGATAAGAATGAATACAGCTGTTTACCATCAATATTTGTTTTCTCTAATGCACCATATACATCAGTCTTAACATTCGAGATAGCTTTTTCTTCACGTTCTCGTTCTAACTGTTTTTCTTTCTCGTATTGTGAATATAGATCATATCTAAACTTTTTATACACAGCTTCCAATAAACCTTCATTACCAGCTATGGTATCAATATTTTCATCTATACCTACTGACTTCAAAAATCTATCAATATTTCTTTTTTGAATTTTATTGATGTCATTTATTGTTTTATTTTTGTTATGTAGTTCAGATATTATGTACCCTACATCCATAAAGTGTGTGTATTTATTTGTCCATTCATCACCAATAATAGACCCTTTGTGATATTTAATTAATAGACTTGTAAAACGTTCCAGTTGTTCTTCTGGCATTTTATGTAATCCGTTTTTCAAGCTATCTCTTACATATCGACTATATCCAGAAATAGGATATTGCTCTGGTAATAACTCTGCTTCATTTGGTATTTCTACTTTAAAAATGGACTTCCATTCTTGTTTAGTAAATTTACTTTCTTTTAATAACTTAATTGCTTCTACAGCTCTTTTGGTTTGTGATATAACAAATTGAGTATTTTTCCCTTTCTTTGAGTCTATAAATTTATGTAAACTTTTAATTGCCTTATCGTTACTCCCTACTTCCGCAATTTCAGTAAGAGCCATAGACAAAGGGTTTTCATCGCTTATAACATTTCCTGTTTTCTCATCATACCATTCTGCATCTTCATTTATTTTATACTTTGTTTTCTCTGTAACAATCTCTATGCTATTTGCACCTAATATATCCCTATAATTTTCTGCTATCTTCTTATCTTTAGCAAAATACAATCCCCAACCATGTGCTTGATTGCCCTCACCGCTACCGATAGCGCCTAAGTCAAACTCATCAAAATTATGTGGTGAACCATGCCATGCAGCTTGATAGTATTGATAATTATATTGTTTGCGTAGCTTGTCTAAATCGTCTTCGTTTGGTATACTATTGTTAACAATAAACTGTTTAGTAACCGGTTGGGCCATTTGTTGCCTGCTACCCGTCACTAGACGGTTTATTTTTTTTGTATTCGCATATAACAAGTTGCCATTTGCGATTTGTTGATTATACCAATTAATATTACGTCTTGGAGTAATGGTTTTAATTTTATTTATATTCGTTCCATTAGCAGTTTTAGTAAATGTAATGACAACTTGGATGTTCTCACCGCTTGCATTTATATTTGGGTTGCCGTTTTTAGCATACATATCTAATACAAGGATTGCTTCATCAGGAACTACTTTTTGTGAACGCCCATTATAATTTTTAAATACAGCAACTGGATTTGCTATTTTTTTAGGCAATAATTTAATGTCATCAATTGATATTTGATTAGCGTGTTTCCCAGTAATTACTTTATGAATTATGCTCGGATCAATCATGACATCGCCGTCAAATCCTAACATTTGTAATACGAGTGGAGAATCCATTATTTGAACAGTTCGATTAATTTGTTTCCCGTTCAATTGATCATCAACAACTTGTCCCCAATTTTTTATATCCGTTTCTATTTTTTGCTGCATTTGTAATGGTTGTGCATACCCATTATTATATGCACCGCCGTTCATTTGTACACGAACAGTATTGAAATAATCCATTGCCGTATAGTTACCACGTCCTGCCCGTCGCATAATATCTGCCATAACATCAGCATGTTGAGCCATAAGTAATGCATTAGCTTCCGCCGTATCACGTTGTTTACGGTCTACAGTTTCATCACTCATTATGGATTTAAGTGATTGATATACTTCATAACCAGATTTAGATAATTGCATACGTAAAGCGATATCATTATCTGCAAGTTCAAACAGCTTATCTCGCATAGATTCTAGCGATTCAATTTGTTTAAGCGTATGTTCCATGTCAGCATAATGGGCTCCTGCTTGATTAAGTGCTTCAGGATTATCAGCTAATGCACTTTGCGTACGAGCAAAGCTAGATTGATAAGCCATTCGTCTACGCTCTGAATTAGAACGTGGTGGTTTGTTTTCGCCTAACCATATGGGATTGACTCCGCTAGTACGTGCCGTTTCTAAATCGGCATCCATAGCATCGAAATCACTTGTATATTGTTCACGGTACTGTTCAGTAAGTTCCTTGTACACATTGTTAAAGGTTTGTTTAATATGTGTTGGATCCGCAAGAACCACATCGAGCATTTCCTTATCTACATCGGAAACTTCATCAAAGTAAGAACGAATAATATCATTCTTAACACGCTCTGCACGTTTTTCAGTATCATCTTTAACAAGGTCTTTAATGGTATGCACTTCCTCTTTGGCACGTTCAAGCGTTTTCATGGATAACCCACCACGTGTAAAGTAAGAGGATTCTTCCAATGCCTTAACCGTTTCTTCAGATAAGCCACCGCTCAATTGAGCGTAGGAACCTATAGGAATTTCAATTGGAGCATCAGCAGTAATTGCTTTGGATACTTCCTCTTGTGTAGTAAGTCCCGCATCTACCATATTACGAATTGCTGCCTGACCTTCTGTTGTTTCAGCCATTTCATTGACATTTACATAAGCAGTAGATACGCCTATATTATCCCCCTGAGCTTGTACGATTTTTCCGTATAACTCAGGGTTTTCTTTTGCCAAATTATTAACTGCAGCATCGTTTTTAAGGTTCTGCATGATAACATGACCGTTACGGTTTTGCTCTTCCATAACAGCCATGTGTTGTTCTTCTGGTGATAACTTTTGAAAGTCTTTAAAAGCTTTCATTGTACGAACACCACTAATGCCGCCACCAATTACACCGAAACCAACTACCGCTGGTAGTGCTTGCCACATGGCCTCACCGGCACCTACGAACATATCACCTGCAGAATATGGACCCTCTTGATCATTCGATTTACGCCACAAATTATGCTGCAACTTTTCATTAACGTCTTGTAGGCCTTCCTCAAATAGTTCTGGAGCGCCGGCCTTAATAGAACTCTTGGCCACCTGTGCAGCAGTAACACCAATACCACGATTAAATGTCTCAGTAGCATTAGTAGTCCCTCTTGAAACTGCATTGGCAAGTGCGGACTTAGGTGCGATTTTAGATGCCGCTTTACCAATAGCACGAGTCGCCACAAATTCAATACCAGCATCAATTGCAGCGAATGACATAGCATACTCTTTTGCTTCTTCATTAGAATATACTCGATTTCCCTTTTGGTCACGTTTACCAATCAATTCAAGATATTTGTTGCCAAATGACATCTTATACATCTCGTATGCCATATCAGCAGAACCTAACCATTTAGCGCCGGTCATTGCAGTAGGTATAGCAGCAGAGCCACCACTAACTACACCGCCACCAATCCCGCCAATTATACCGCCTACAATAGCACCTGTACCGCCTTGCTTGCCCATCATATAGATTTGACTAGCAGTTGAACCCAATACCTCTTGTAATGGACTTCCACCATCTGGGCGCCTATAATTTTGCAAGTTATTTTGTAATCGATTAACTTCAGCCGTTAATTCGCTAATCTTTTGTGGGTCAGATTCATAAGCTAAGGCGAAGCCAACATCGCCTAATTTCATTTGGTCATTCATTGCCCAGATACTTTGTTGTATGGAATCGAATATACCTTTTGTATTTTTGATTGATTCGATATTATTTAATGCTTGAATACCTTCAGCTTGCGAGCCATATTTTACTTTATAGAGTTCTGGAAACTCATCATAAATATCTTGTAAAACTTGGCCACGTTCTGCACGCCTAGACAAATAGTCAGCACGTTCAAAGGCTTTATCATCACCAAACATGACTGTATCTGCACCAATATTTAACGTCTTGGCAATTCGTAAGGCTTCATTAGCACGTAATTGATCATTGTTATATAAGAATAATCGGTCTGTGTTACTAACGAAACTAGCAGGTAAAGCATTAGGAAATGATTGTCCTAATTGACCTATCGCTTGGAATGTATTTCCCTGTTGCCCAAATGGAGATACCGTTGTTGTACCATCATCATTGGTAACGCTTATAGGTGTACTGGCGATTGTAGATACTGCATCCGCTGTGCTTTTTGCAATATCAGATACAGTATCTATTCCTTTACCGATAGCTTGTCCAACTGGCGTTAATCCACCTACAGGGTCAGATTGAACACCAGCATTAGCAGTAAATGAACGAGGGCCTTGTCCGTACCCTCTTATTAACGCTTGAAATTCATCACGTTCTTGTTGATTAATATCAGCCATTTGTATATCTCCGTTGTAATGCATTGTATTCTGATTCGTAAATATCTTGAGTGGAGCCATCACGATATGTTACTCGGATATAATGATTTCCTACAGGTTCAGCATGAACGATACCAATAGCTTGATTACTTGCACCGCTTATTGTAGAGGAATAATCGTCTCCGTCACCAAAGTATGGTTTACTTGTACTACGCAATGTACTTGTTGCGACTGCAGCATCGAAGATTTCATCTTTTTCCGCATCTGTAGGTGGTCTATGATGTTTAACCTTAAATTCCTCAATACGACCTGCCATTTCTTGTTTAACACCATACTTAAAGCTACCTGCCAATGTCTTATCTTTTGGCATGACATCAGCTAATTTGTATTCATATGGTGTTAAATCAATGTTGCTGGCTTTTTTATTGTTATCGTCAATTTCAAGTAACGATGCATCAAGTTCATCATCCATAATTTTATTTGGCAGCACTCGTTCTGCATATGCTCGTGTTTGCTCATATGTGTGAGACTTTGCATACTGCTTAATCCCCCATTTTTCTTGCGCTGTCATCTTTAAACCTTTTTCGTAAATTCTATCGAGCTTAGGTCTTTCACTCGCCATTTTCCCACTCCAGTATTCTTGTTCTTCAGGAGTGGTGGCACCAGCCAATTGAACCTGTGCATATTGGAATGCACCGCTTACATCACCATTAGCTATTTTTTGATTTAAGATTGTTTGACCTGCTTGTAAACGATCATTAATAGCAATCTTTCTAGTTTGCTCTTGTAGTGTGTAGTAATTTTTGTATGCTGTCTTAGCGTCATCTTCAGCTTTCTTAATTTGGTCTTCTGAATATTTTGGATTACCACCACTAGCCATTGGAGCGCTATTCATCAAATTGATATAGTGTTCTGTAGATGTTCCATGATATCCCGTATTAGTCATAATTTGAGCATATTCCGCTACAGACTTCGCATCAACAGCACCTTTACGATTCAAAATATAATTTTGCATCCAATCATCAACAAATTCATTATCGGAATGATACATCTTATAATATGCATCACCGTCTTCTGGGGGTTGCTTATTTTCTTCACCATTTGGCTCAGACTGTGTCAATCCTGCATAATTGTGATTTTCTCTAGACAACCGACTTAACTGTCCGCCGTCCATACCTTCTGCATATAATTGTCTGTAAGCAATTTCAGTATTGATACCGTATTTATTGTGAGCATAAACAGCCATATCCCATAATTGTTTTTGTTGTCCGACTCCACCTTTTATGGCTTCTTCGTTTTGGGTTTCCATCTTTGCTCTAACATACATAGCAGCACTATTCATGCCAGAGTTTAAATCATGGCCATACATTTTATATAACTTAGCATATGTATTGTCATCATTAACTAATTTGTTGATGTTCATTTGATTAGACATCTTTTTATATGGAGTCAAAACACTTTCGCTAACTACACCACTTAATGACGATATTAGATTTTCTGTTCTGGTGGAATCGTTTTCTGCAACAGCCCTATCTAATAAATACTTACCTGTCTCATCTGTATTAGCACGGATTTTTTCATTGATCTGTTCATCATCCAGTCCCAATTCCTTACCAGTAGACCTATACAAATCACCCATCAATGTAATTGTTTTCATTTGGTCAGCCATGTTGTCAGACCGAATAGCAGAATCACGAAGATTTGTAATTTGATTTTGTGTAGCTGTACTTAACGCCGTTTCATATTGACCTCTTGAATATTTGGATATGTTATTGTAATCAGTCGTTTTAGACGTTTCGACAGCTTTCGTAAAAGCATTAATAGCATCATTTGTTCTGAATTTATATTTACCCATAATTTCCCGTTGTATCTTATCTACACCGGCATTATAGTCAGGCAATATAGATTGAGCATTCATCCCTTTTCGATTCATCAGCCCATCTTTATCATCATTCAGCAACTGGTTAGTACTATTATTGAACTCATTAATAGCATTGGTTACATCGATGTAATCTTTTCGCTTATCAATTTCTTCCCATGTATTAGTTGCCTCTTGCAACGCTTTATTCATGGCATTCAGACCACTTACATTACCACCATATGCCATTTCATTACTAGAAGCTTGTGTACTCCCTTGAATTGTATTTAATTTTTGAGTGGGATCATAATTAACAAATTTCATATCCTACCTCATTCTATAGTCGCGCTTAACCGTTACTATTGGTCCTTTATCTGTATACCCTACAGGGTCACCACCATATATAGTCTTCATCTTGCCACCTGCATATTGCTGTTTGAGACTATACATAGATGATGCGGCGCCAAGAATACTGCCTACCATTGCTAAATTGCCTTGACGTCGAGCATTCTTAGCGGAAGCACGTGCAGCATTAGCTTCATTCTGATAGTTCATGCCATTCAAATATTCGTTGTAAATAGCATTGTTTTTATTTTGTTCCCAGTTATACACATCTTTGTTATATTCATCATAACTAGATGCCATTAACTGTAATGGGGACCCTGCCATTTGCAACCCACCGGCCCCTGCTTCTGCCGCATTCGTGCCGGATATAAGACGCATACGATTATCCATCTTGTCACGCTCTTGTAATTGTTGCATGGCAATTTGCTCTTGTTTGCGGTCAGATATTCGCTTGTTAGCTTCTGCCGCTTGTGCTTGGGCGTTGTACATCGAAACTTGCGCTTTGGTTTGTTGATTTTGCGCAATCAGTCCTACTCCGGTACTGACTGCAGTTAAGATTGCCGCTGCTGGTAAGCACATATAAAGTCCTCCTTCTTGAGAGTGAATAATTCTAAATCGCCAACTTTTACAGTTGGATGAATAACGGCCCCAATCGATTCGAGCCATCGTTTCGTTTTAATGTTTGTTGTATGAACATAATTAAATAGCCATTCCCTAGTCTCTAACCATTCAGCAATAACTTGGTTACTTAACTTGATAAAACGCATCTGCCACCGCATATCGTTTTCTAATACTTTATTGCCAAGGAAGTAAATCCCATACATTCCGTTAACTGGTTCTTTTGCAATCCCATATACGCAAATAGCCACATCGTCTTCTGTGACGACATGGCTATCATAATCAGATTTACAAATCTCGGAACAGAAATCCTTGAAAGGGTATAAACGATTCACCTCTTGGACTTCTATGGCGTCTATTGCCCTTAGGTTGACTTCTAGGTCATGAATCAATTTATCTCGCCGTGTAGGCTCAATTTCGTCAATTTTATAATCCCGGTACATCTCTTAGTCCTCCCCCAATTTCAACGATACGAGTTATTGACAATAAATTAAATGGGAATGGATCACTATGCTTTATACATATTGATGTATCAGTTGAATAATTTGTCCCCATTTTAGGTAGGATTACAGGCTTGTCGCCAGTAAATAGTTCATTCGGTGGTAATGTAATATCATCCATTCTGTCAAATGTACGTCCAACTTTACCGCCAAACGATTTATAAACTCGTAATACCACTCGTAATACTGTAGCAACACGACCTTGTAAGGTGCCGTCTTGCATTTGCATTTCTACAGATGGAACACGAATTTTAGAGGTAAATGGTAATCCGATTTTGATATTGCTACCACTGACGTTTAATTGTAATAAGCCATCATCTGGCACAACCACATCTGGTTGTTGTTTACCATCAATTACAACTTGCACAGTTTGACCGCTCAAATGAGGAATGTTAATACTATCAATTGCATTACTCGACTTAAATTCGACATAGCAATCAAGAAATACATTCACATCATCAGAATACAGAGGCACCATACGCTCGATGCATTTCACCTTTTTGCCTTGTAATGTGCGTTCAACAAGAGTATACAAGCTGTCTTGTTCACCCTCAGACACGGATTCACAGTACAGATATTTGCCATTGGTTACAAAATGAGACCAGCCATATACTTTCTGCTCTGGGATATAGGTCAAGCAATTAATCTCCCCATCATTTCGAATGTAATAAATAATGCTGTCCGGGTCTTGTGCATACGCACTGGTGATAGTTAAGTACCCTCTAACACGAGTCTTAACAAATAGCGTTAGGTCTTGCCCTGTATAGTTATCAGACTCATAAGAGTACCCCATATCACGAACAGTGCCGCCACGTTCTTGAACGAACACACATCTATTACCTATGAATTGAGGTTCACACGATAAGGCCCCTCGTTGGGTTTGTGTTTTTAAATTACAATTGGTAGGTGTAATAGTTTTATCACCACTTACAATCCATTCATTACCGCTTGTAAGAATGATTAGATCATTAGCCGGCACTAGATGACGAATCTCATACATCTTGCGGTTAATCACCGGCAAAGTAATCGAGCTATCATCTGTGATAGTGCCTTCCACCTTTTCAACGCCAAAGTTTGGATAGTCACCAGTGCGGCTCATCCAAATATAATTGGGGTTCTTATTTGTAGCAGCTACTACAAATCGGTCTTGATAGAATGTACATAATTTGGGATAGCCATTACTTCTGCCCCAACTCCCCATCTTCCATTTTGAAGTAGCTTCATTTTCAACAATACCATTTAAGATATTGACCTTCATGGTTTTAGCATCTACAAATTCTTTGAGTTCAATTATTCCCCATGTAGTATATGGAAGAATTGACAAATCAACATTACATTCACCGCTACTAATATCTGATTGAATGTGTAGTTTTGCATTTGGTTCGATTTTCCCGGCATCTGTTACGTTGTAATCATTTTTACTGGAGTATGTACGATAATCTTTCCATGTAGCACCATCATTTGTAGTAATTTGTATCTTAACAGTACCGGTCCATGTTCCGTGCGTTGTAAATTTCCACGACAAATCTTGGTCTGTTGAATACGATTCTACATTGTAATTGATATTATTATATTCATTCCATTTATGAACGCCACTAAAATGTGTGCGTTTTTCTTTTTTTTCAACAACTGTACCAGTACTTTTAGTATGAACAGCAGATACGAAATATCCAAGTTGCATTACCATGCCCACCATATCGGCGTTAAACATGTTCGTACTAGATTGTACTGTATCACTGGTTACCGTAACCGTAGCCTTAACATCAGTATTGATATTGTCATACGGTTGTTCCGTTAATTTGTATGCTTCAAGTCGCCAATCTGTGTCACTATACCTAGATAGTGTTTGAATAGGATACTTGCCACTACAAATGAACATTACATCGCCAGATTGGTTGCAATTCAAATCAAATAATATATCACTAGTGAAAGGAGTTGTAACTTCAATACCGGTATAAATTCCGTAATTCCATACACGAATATATTTGTCACCAAATTCAAGCATGAATGAATTATTGGTGTTTGTCGTAAATTCAAATAATCGTGTTGGCTTATCACTATATTTAACTTGCCCCACGTATTGGCTGCCTTGACGTTTTGCAACGGCTCCATATGGACGAATAACCACGTTCTCTGCTTCCAGTAAGGCACTTTTATATTGCTCCAAATCAAAGCGACTCGAAACATCCGGCGATACCTCACCAGTTGTAAATGCTAATTGTGATATATAGATAGGATTACCCATTACCAATCCCTCGCTTTCACATAGCTAGATATATAAACTGTATCTTGTTTACGTTCCTTTGCGTTCATTCCTTTTGCTTCTTGAACCGCCGCTTGATACAGTTTATACGCTTGGTCAAATAATCCCCTATCACCAGTAAGTGGCATAGCCAACGCACTAGCCAATTTACATTGCAACATGTACAAGGATATAGAATCCCAAACATCTAAATCTGTAACATCATATATATAATCAATGAATGCTAGTGGCACATCGCTCACTATACATTTTTTGTTATTTCCAATATTAAATATGTTGTATTCCGGTTGCGACTCCGCATGGAAGCGATCGCCTTGTGGAATAACCCCTAATATCCGAATACATTGTTCCGGATACGCATATACATAATTCCACCCATTAATTTTATGGGCAGACAATACCAATCTTTCATTTTTGCGAGCAAAATTCCATTCAAATTGTCGCAATACCAACTGTCTTGTTGCATCATATTGCATACGGCATTGACGACCTTGCTCGGTTTCTTCTTCAAATGAGTAAAGCAACCCTGCATTAATTAATGCAAGTGCTTGATTACAGATGTCAGTAGGTGTCATAGTTCCCCCTATATGGTAATAGAGGGATGCATAAGCACCCCTCATATTGTCACTTATTCTTCCGCAGCATCGGTTTTCTTTTTGCTTGTTTTCTTAGGCTTTTCGTTGCCAGTATTTTCATCTGGTGGATTTTCATTGCCGGTATTATCACCTTCAGTATTTTCATCTGGTGGATTTTTGTCACCCGGTTCTGTTTCAGGAGGCTGAGTTTCAGTAGACGGTTCTTTGTCTTTAGCCTTAGATTTTGGGTTAAAGATTTTTGCTACTTCATCTTCATTACCAGAGAAAAGCTGTTTAAAATAATCAGGCTCAAATTCCTTAATTTCTTCTTCAGAGAAATCAATACTTTCACCTGCTTGAATTAATCCACGGTTGCCGTGGTACATAGTTTCTTTAGTCGTAAAATTCATAGTTGCACCTTCTTATTTCAAATTAATACCATCTGTTAAGAACGATGTAATAGTAGCAGCAGTCATATTGTTAGCATTAATGCGAATGAACTTTTTCGCACCTGCAGGAAGTCGACCTTTGTATTCTGTACCAGCTTTGGAGTTCTGTGGCAATGTAATAGCTGTTAACAATGCGGCATCGGCCATATTTTCTTTATCAGATGTGTACACATTAAATAAAGGTGTACCTGTAACGTCTTTATCTAAACGAATATACAACCATAAGGCAACGGCAGCATCCCCACCGTTACCATTCATCACCACGTCAGAATTGGTGTTTGCAGTAATTTCTTTTTTCCAGAAAAATGTATTTTGTTCATCAATAATCATTGAATTATGTTCCTTTCTTTACGCAATAACACGAGATTCAGTGCTTAACAATGCATCAATTTTACGAACTGGCACACCGTTTGCACGAGTAACGAGTTTACCCATTTCCATATCTTCAGTGATAGTGGAACCATGTTTTGTGTTCTTTTGCAAACGCAAGAATGTACGCAATGTACGGTTCATATACCAAACTGGGCGAACACCACCAAGATTAGGAATACGTTCTTCCGCTTCAATCATTAAGTTGATAAGATCAGCACCGGCTTTAGCGTCATTTGTCAATTTTGTAACATCGATATTGGCAATACGAACAACATTTCTCCAGTCACGTACAGTTAAACCAACATCATGTTTAAAGTGAGTACGATATGCTTCGAACATGGAGCCATCGTCTTTAGTTACAGTAACAACGCCTTTATCTTCTTGGTGTAAACCTGCTTTGGAACCTTCAGGATAAATACCATGAACAGATAAAGGGCCCCAACCAACAAGCCAAATAGACGCCAAGTTACCTGTGCCGCCTGCATCAAGAATATTTTCTGCACTTGCTGCTTTCTTAATATCAAGAGTATTGAACCGAGGAGCTAAGCCAATAAATTTTTCTGGCGTATTTTCATCACCATAAAAAATCGTACGGCATAACTCTTGCCCCATAGATTGAATAAATGCTTTATCTTCCGACGCACGGAAAGATGCTTTATCTTTGGATTTATCAACAATCGCTTTATCAGTTTGAGAGTAAGCTTCAAGCATACCACAAGTGTCAGTGATTTGACTTGTTACGGATTTAGATGCTTGAACCCCACCATATAATTTACGCCATGTAACAGATGGCAAACCATTACGTACAGTCGTTACAAAGCTAGACCCTTGGTTACATTCGACCATCGTCATATCTTGAATGATTTCTGTCGATTGGTCTAATTGCTCAATAATTTGAGCAACATTACCATTTGGATCCATTCGTTTTTGCAAATCTAAAAGTGTTAAATTTTGAGTTCCAATTGTAGCCATTAATTATTTACCTCATTTCTTAATACATAGATGGATACATTTTTCGTTTTGCTGTTTCTTCATCAGAATTTTGACCGGTTCCAGCTTGTCTTGTACCTTTACCCGGGTCTTCCTGAACCATTTCACCAACTGCCGCAAATACCTTAATCATGTTGATGTTGTTATCGATATGACTATCAACAAGTAATTGACGTAATTCAGGTACCGCTTTAGTTAGTGCTTCAATGCCTTTACCTGCAAGGGCTACAGTTTCATCGAATTTACCGCCTAATTCCTTTTTGGCGTGTTCGTAATCCGCTTGTTGTTTTTCAACAATTGCTTGCTCTTGCTGCTCTTGATAAGCAGTTAAGATGTTCTGTGCATACTGACTGCCGAACTTGGCTAGCTCAACAGCCTGTTCCTGTGTTGCACCAACTTGATTAAGTAGCTTACTAAAATCTGCTGATACAGTTTCATCAAGTTCAGTACCTTCAGGAAATACCTCCTTAAAGTCATAAACCGTTGGTTCAGCAGGTGGCGTATTATCACCGCCTAGTACAGATGGATTACTACCTTCGCCATCTGGTTTAGCAGGTGGTTCAGCAGGTGGCGTAGGATTGTTTAGGCCCGGATTCGCGCCCGGTTCATTGCCAGTCATGTTATTGTTAGCTCCCATATTTTCTTCAGCCATTTTGTTTCTCCTTTTCGACTAAATTATTAAAATATTCTTGCTGCCCGATATATTCGAGCTGTGCTTGGTGGTACTGCTTAACGCCATCGACGCCTAATTTGTTTAGGTCACCATGGAATAACAGCCCTACCTTGCGCTTTCCTTCGTTGAAATATGTCTCACTGTTGCCAGTGAATGATTGCTTTAATATGCCCGAGCGATCCATCAGGCGACAAAAAAACCACCTACCTAGCTCTGTGCTAAGTACGTGGTTAAGCGCTTGCATATCTCGCTCTTGCATATAATCTTTAATTGTTTTCATCTAGACACCGTCCATTCCTAGCCACTGCTGTAGTGCAGGATTGCCATCATTGGCGGCGTCTGTTGCTTGTTTTGCTGCTCCAGCCAATTGAGGTGCTAATTGTGCAGCCTGAATCAATTGTTGTTGCTGTTCCTGTTCAGCTTGTGCCTGTGCCTGTTGTGCTAAGATTTCTTGATATTCATCATCGGAGCGAATAATCTTAGCTGGTACGCCTAAGTTAACTCCGTATGTATTGGCGGCCTCTTCAAAGTTAAACTTGTTAACAATGTTAGGATTAGCCTGTGCCAAACTCATAATGAATGCAAAATACTGTTCGATGTTCACTAATGAACTCATCTTTTGCGCTTGGGCTAATGGAGAAATATATTCAATCTTAACCTCTTGACCGTTTAACTGGTCTAAAAGCTCCTCATCATCAACAGGTGGAAATACACCGGCACGATCTAGGACGGAATACACACGTTCAATGATTGGATTCAAGAACTCAGATAGCAACCGTTCGACCACAGGGCCTAATTGTTGGAGTTTTTCTTGAGTACGTTCCATAACTTCACGAGCCGTCATCTGGCCCTTGTCGATTTGGTCTAACATCAAGAATAAATCAGCACTATAGGCTCTCTTGATTGAATCTTCTGTTACTGCAATCTTATTTTGAATGTCTTGAAGATTAGACGGTACAGCAAACATCGGTTCAACTTTATGTTGACCCTCAATCTCTGTGATGCCACCCGGATACAAGTTAACCGTACTAATTACATCAGATGGTGCTTGCATAGGAGGTTTAACACCCAATTCAACGGCTGTTAGATAATCAAATTCTAACTTCTGCAACATTTGTGAATCTGGTTGTGCGAACCATGCGGCACCTTTGCCGTAACCATTCAAATCCATTGACGTATGTCGAGCGATTGGAATTGGCCATTCTTCAAAACCGCCATGATACAAGACCTCATCACTGTTGCTACCATCCACCCAGTAGATAGATGAATACGGCATATTGCGACGTCCTAACTTATCTTTGTGGTCTTTGTTAGGCTCAACCAACCAATTGACTGTGAATGATTGTTGCAAGCTGTTTCCATTGTCGTAAATATTCTTGATGTTATCTGGGCAATTTTCATATCCGAACTGTTCGACAATCTGATCTACTGTCATTTTGTATTTACGGCCAAAGATATTTACGATTTCCTTGCTGTTAGTACTAATAGCATAGGTACCTATTGGATACGATGTGAAACGAACACCAGATTCACTATCAGCAAATATCCCCATTGGAGCTTGCCCAATAGGCAATTCCATGTAAATTTGATGAACTACGCTGTAGAAATTGGATTTAGCAAGAACTGCATACAGGATTTCCTCGCGTTCATCCAATAGTTCAGCGACTTGGCTATTAGCTGCTACGTCGATGTTCTCCATGGTTAGCTTAAACCATTTACGGCTAGGAGGCGTTAAGCCGCTCATGACTCCACTGGCGAATATCTGACAAGATTCCCAAGCTACAGGATTTAGGATTTTACCATTGTAAGGTTCTGATTGGTCTTCTTCACCATCAAATTGACCAATAAACGGCAACTGATAGTCACGCAGTTGTTTCCATTTGTTCACGTATCGTTGCTGCGCATTAAATAATTGCGAAAATTTCTTTCGTAACTTCGTATAATCACGTCTAACAGGCTTAATACCTTCCGTAGGTTGTCTAGCTAGTAAAGATTCCATTTCCGCCATGCTAGCCTCCTAAAATTGATTTTTGACCACTTCCAGTTGGTCCTAAAATAGTAGATTCAAAGCCACGTTTGAATTTTCGTTTAGTTTCTGCCATTTCCTCACCAGTCTGATTGCTCATATTCGCTTGAACAGTCGGAGCCGGAGCAGGTGGTGTATAGTTAGCAGATGCACCTTTCATACACATCTTTATCCCTCACTTTCTACAATTAAAAAGGATTGTAACTCGTATTAGCTACAATCCTATTGCCTGTTTCGCTTTTTTTAACGACCCGCGCAGCAAAGGTCAAGGCTAATGCATCGCCTTTATTTGGTGATGGCAACCCTCGGTCTTTCATATCTTTTTTACTTTCAAGCTGAATGCGACCATTTTTATCAATGATCGCTTCAGGCCCTACGATATCATCGTATAAGGCTTGGTCATTTGGTGGAATAGAACCACCCTCACGAAGCCATTCTTTCATCTGGCCCCACATGTAAGCCCTCATATTGAGATATACAGGGTCATTACTCTTACCGCCAAACTCAATTAACCGCCATTTACGACCTAATTGCTTGCCGATAGAATATATTCCTGTGCCGTACCCCATATCAATGAATACGGCATCAGCTTTGTATTCGTCCTCGAACTGAGCAATTAGTTGAGCCATACGCCAGTCATCGTCATTCTTAGGAATGGAGGCAAGCGACTTCATATAGTAGCCTTGACGCATTACTATTTCTAAGGAGTCTGAACCAGTCCACGCAGGATCCACGCCAATGATTACCGGCAGATGTTCAAATGCTCCCGGTTTATACGATTGCTTTTGTGCCTTGTCAGCAATTTCAGTAGAGATAAACTGCAAATCTGATGCGGATGGGAATACACCACGTACACGAATTTTAACAAAGTCAGAATCTTCACCGTAAGCATCAACCCATTGTTGTAACTGTGCTTTGTTAGATATTTTTACTGTACGACTATCAATTTGATATGTTTGCCAATAATCCCTATACTTCCTAAAACATTCACGAAACCGACCACTATTTCGTGTAGGGTTTCCAAATACACACCATATAATTTCTGTATTGGAATCCGTAAGGGCCCCTTCAGTAACTTCCCAAATCTTATCAGAAATAGCAGACGCTTCATCAAAGATAACTAATATCCTATTACCTTGATTATGAAGACCTGCGAATGCTTCCGGGTTTGAATCGCTCCAAGGAATGGCATCAATACGCCAAGTTTTCTCATATTTTTTATCACTACAAAATATTGCTGTTGCCGTGTAGGTAAATAGTTCTTTGCCTACAAACATGTTGTACCATTTGCCAAGTTCTGCCCATGTTTTAGATCGCAACTGTGTATCAGTATTTGCCGTTACAACACCACGAGTATTTTCATGAGTAGATATCGAAAATATAATAAGCCATGATACATCGGCAGATTTACCGATACCATGGCCAGATGCGTGAGCAGTACGAATTGCAGTCTGTAAAGACTTACCTTTCTTTAATTGTTCACCTAGATATTTTAAATGTTCTTGTTGCCATTCATCAGGCCCCTCCATATTCTCCAATGGCGTTCCCGGCTCCCCCCAAGGAAAGGCAAAGTACACAAACCCCAACGGATCATCAGCAAATGATGCCAGCGCGTCAATCAATTGAGCCTTGTTGTACTTCATTAGATTTACTCCGTGCTTGTTTCATTCGGTCAGAAATATCAATTTCTACCTCTGCAGATAATTTAACCTTATCGGTAAACAACATATGTCTTTTACCTAATAGTTCAGCTGCTTTAGTTCTATCGGTAACAGATACATCCAAACCAAACTGGTCCTTTTCCTCACCTTTCATTACACGAGTTAAGTATTGTAGCACTTCATCAGCTGTTGCAATTGTAGATTTACTACGCTCTTCCATCACCGCTTCTATATATTGTTTGATTTTAGCTTTTTTTAACAATCTACTACCAGTAACTCCTGCAGATCGCTTAGAATAACCTGCCTTAATTGCCGATTGAGTCATATTGGTAGTCTCAATATATGTATCGGCGAACATACGTTCTTTCTTTGTCAACTCACGTGCTAACTTTTTTATATCCGTCAATATTAACCACCACCTTTTAACACCTCAACCAAATATATTAACAATTCATGTTGCTTTGTACTTTCACATTCGGCAACTTTTCTATACAATTGCCCTTCTTTAAAAGGGTTTTCTTTATATTTTTTAGGAAATTTCCATGCATATTCTGCTTCAGTATACATTTGACTAATTATGTATACCTTAAAAGGTTTATCAAATTTACTCCATGATTGACGAGTGTCAATAACATATCTCAATCCTTTGGTGATTTGTAATGCAGTTATTACCTTTTTAATCTTAGGCATAAAATTCATTAATCATCACCTCACTTTAATGTATTACCGCCCTTGCGAATCATCTTCCCATTTTTCCTTACACATAATCCGCATGAATTTCTACTAGCACTTGAATGCGTAATATAGGATTGACATAAGCCATCATAAAATATTTCATTGGCCGCGCATATTCCATTTTTATTATTCAAGCATTTGTGCTTGATGCAGTGTATTTGTGTCATAATTTTCTATAACAAAAAAGGCACATCAATTAAGATGCGCCTTTTTGCGTTTGGTACTCTAAATGCTTAGGAGATGAACTCATGTTCTTCCACTTACAATATATCATAGATATAGGGGGCTTAAAAGGTCGGAATTAGCCGATTTAAGCCGATTTAAAGCGGAGTTTATAACCTAATTCAATAAGAGCCAAATTCTTATATTCTTTTCCTTGCGATTCACCATAACCAACAAATGCGTAAGCCCCTTTAGCAGACATACCATTGATATATTGTTGCATGAGAATAATAGATCCAACTGTATTGGTTAACGAATCTATCATATGACAAGCATCATCACGTTTGGTAAGTAGTTCATGGATTTGACGTTTGTATCTCATTTCCATATCAAGTAGCCGGTTAATATCATCTTCAATACCAGATGGTTCACCCCCATCTACTCGTTCTTTACCATAATTTACAGCACGTAATGACGTGATATCGTTTTTAATGCGTTGGATATTACGCTTTAACGACTTAATCCTCAATGCTGCCTTACTTGCCTCGTGTAGATACTCATATGCTAGTTCACGATATTCCTTTTTACTAAGTTCTACCATAGGACCACCACACAGACAATATTTAAAACAAACAAAATGATACATATTACCATATCCCGTATTTGTGATCTAACTATTTTCTGTAACTGCATTTTATATGCATCAGAAACCATAAAATGTTTTAATGCAGCAGCTTCACGATAAGAGTAATAGGACATTTTAAAAATAACTACAAGGTAAATCGCTAGTAGAATGTTTATAATAACCATTTCATTCATCGGTATCACCTGCTAGTTTTGCATATTTCCAAATGCACGTGTCATCGGCACTATCAACGCTCCATGATGTGCATCCACACAACCAAGTTTTCACAACTCCATTTGTATATCGTGCAAAATATCTTGGTTTCCAAGCCACCTTATCTTGGCTAACTAATACAGGTGTATCAACTGGTACTTCCGACCAATCAATAAAACCTAATTCTCTTGCAATATTTAAAACCTCGTTTCCCTTCATTTTAGGAAATATACTTTTTAAACAATTAGCATATTCAAATTTATTACAACTGTAAATATTTATATAACCTGATTCCATATCCACCATAGGCATTCCATTGGTTAAATATAACTCTCCATTATACCGACATGCACAATATCTCCACCCATCATCATATAGTTTTTGCAATAGCCATTTCTTTCCCTGTTCATCACTAATCATAATTTTCTACCTCGCTATAATCCTTTTCAAATTCGCTTGCCTCGTAAACTCTAAATTTACCTTTATGATCTTTAATAAGGTAATCATTTTTATAACATTCGATTCTTTCATTATTTGTTGTAATTTCTAGTGATGTGTCTTCATACCAATCAATACCAATCACATCACCAACAAAATCTACTATTTCCATAGCGTTCGTGCCGTTGTATTGTATGGCTTGAATTTCACTAACCTTTTTCACATATCTTTTAGACACTTTCTATCCATGCTCCTTTATTCATCATACACACCCCCATATTGTTTATCTATTTCATATCTATATTGTGATATAACTCGTTTCTTTATATCCAATGAAAGTTGCTCTAACGTAAGATTTAAACCTCTCAATTCAATCAACGGTAATTCTATACCTATATTGATATTGCCGTATTTGTAGATTAACCTAAATCTATCAAAATCATATGTAATTTTAGGTTCTAGCAATTCATCGTTATAAACAAAGGTCAACGAACGTTGCAATGTGTAAATCGTATCTTCCATACCAATTCTTTTTATATCGTTATAAATCCTCATTCTCACCTCTCATGATAGGGCGGATATTTCACCGCCCATATCCTTTACTAAAACAACTGCTTAAACATCATAATTGTCATTCCGATTAACAATGTAAAACTCCAAACAATCATACATATCATCAATGCATTAAAAAAGCCATCTTTTTTACACATTATTTACCGCCCATACATTATTTAATCAAAAATACCAACATCACCAATAAATAAATCAATAGCAAAATGCTCATGACTATTAATCCAATAATGGCACCACATAGATCAATTCTTTGTTGTAGTCTTATTTTTTCGCTTTCACGTATAAGTCTATACATTTATCTGTCTCTTTCTTATGTCACATATTGCTTTTTCATATAAACGGCCAATTTCTTTTGTTACATCGCTAACAAGTCTAGCCAATGAACTTGAATCAGATAATCCACGTTCAACAGTCAAACATAATGGTTCCTGATATTCAATGATTGCCACTTTTGTTTTATAGGAAAATCTTATGTTCCTTTTATGGATACAAATTTCAGGAATAACATCTTCGCTACCCAAAGGCATTTTAAATAATTTTGCGATTACTTCACGTCGTTTTTCTTCAAAATCCTTTGCGATTATTTTTTTAATAACAATTTCACATTCATCAAATGAATAATTGTTAAAATTCTGTCCAAACTTATTCATATTTATTTATCCTTTTGATATTCAAATATAATTTCTGTTTTAGGTGCATTAATCATCATGATTACACTATGATTTGCTGGCGATTTAACATTCGTTTACCCACAGCAATTTTGCAAAATATATGAAACGCTCATAATGTGAGAATAATTCTTTACAATAACTGGCATTTCTTCAATAAATTTAGAAAATTGTTCGTCGCTTAGGCCTTGCATGAATTTTCTTTGCTTTTTTTCAAATTCATTTCTCGCCTTGCGTGCCTCGTTTATTGTTTTATACGAACCATAGCGTCCTACGTTATCACTACCATTGCATTCTATTAATACTACTGTATACATTTATTTACTCCCCATTAATTGTTCTTTCCATTCGTTTATTGTAAATACTGGTATCCCCATTTCTACAGCATGACCGCACTCTCCTTGACAACCTCTGCTCATTTCCCAGCCGTCGCAAAGCACTAGCACATCGCAATGACTCAATAAGCCTAAGCAAATATCAAGCCCTCGCTGGTACTCATCGCCAGTAAGATACATGAACCCATAATTATGAATGGGAGAAATATAGTCATGACTAGCATCATTTAAAACCAAATCTTCCATGATCACATCAATCTTTTTACGATTGTTTTCCTTGCCCCCAAATGGGTGAGCAACATATACAAGTTTTTTCTTCATAGCATCAACCTTTCAACGTTTCGATATGTACCCAAATCCCTGTAACTGGATTCCAATACTTTTCTGTAATTTCACTACAGACTTGAGCATCATCATTCCAGTAATTCAACTTGGTCATACAGTCCTTAAATAACTTAATGAGATTATCTGTATCTGGTCGAGTGGTTTTCCAATATGGTGCTTTGCAATTCGCTTTACCGAAACACCACTTGGTAACCAATCGAATAGGTCCCTCTAATGGTTCACTAGGAACATGATCAGCTAAACCATCTAAGAATATTTGCTTGGCTTGTTTCAACTTATCAGATTCATAAAAGATAGGCTTACCATGTTGTGTATTCACCTGCTTAGTTTGATATGTAACAGTAGGAACCTTTTTAAGAGGAATGAAAAATTCAATAATCAATAACCAATCCTCCTTTATTGAGAATTAATTGATAATAACCAATACAATTTTTAAAGCCCTTTTGTAATGTAGGGTTCAACCTAAGGGGAAGAGGTAAGAAAAGGATGATTTTAGAAATCCTTTTCCTTACCCCCTTAGCTTGAATCCACCTTACATTGGGACACAAACAATAACAACATACACTTATATATATAAGAGCGTTTGTTGTTATTATTGTTAACCTAAATATAATTTTGTAGATTAACAATCTTCCGGTTTAAACAACTCTCCTTTATCAACATTTAAGATTGGTGTTTCTCTTAAATATCGACGAATAGTCATTTCGCTAACTTCCATAATTTCAGCTACCCGTTTAATATCTGCTCTGCCGTTAAACCCATTTTCAGCAGCAGCAATATTAAAGGCATCGACCAATTGCTCTTTTTTCTTTTCTTTAGCAGCTTTTTTGCGTTTGTTTATAACATTAGCGCCTTTTTGTTGGGGGCTATCAAATTGAGCCATTGCAAGGAACCCGTTTGTATCCACCTTATGAATGGGATATTCGAACCATAAATCCACCGGTTTAAACTTAGGATATTCTCGGAGTGTTCCTTCCATTCGCCATGCAGTACATTGGCTAGTATCAATAGGAGCATCTTGGAGTTTATCCTCGTTCATGTTCTCGAGTTCAAGTTCTAAGAGGTCTAACAATGCATCTGGATCACGAGCGAATACACCGGAACCGGATGCACGGTCCATAGACCGCTTACCAGTTTGGCTGCCTTTGGAATGGTGATGACAATAAATGACTGCGCATTTAAGTTCAGTACAAACCTTGTCAAACTGATTGCAGAAATTTGCCATTTGATCAGCGCTATTTTCATCACCAGTGATTACCTTATAAATAGGGTCAATAATGATGGCCTTGTAGTTACGCTTTTGGGCCCTACGAATTAGTTTAGGAGCCAATTGGTCCATTGGTAATGACTTACCACGTAAATTCCATATGGATATATTCCCAATGTTGGTTGGTTGCTGTTCAAGGGCCTCGTATACATCCTTAAATCGATGCAAGCAGGATGCTCTGTCAAGTTCCAAATTGACGTATAGAACTTTGCCTTGCGTGCAGTCAAATCCAAACCACGGTCTACCTTCAGCAATGGAAATGCACAATTGAATTAACGCAAATGATTTACCCGCTTTAGATGGTCCAGCAATGAGCATCTTATGTCCTTCACGAAGAATCCCTTCAATTAATGGCGGTGCTAGGTCTGGCATGTTATCCCATAATGCGTCAAGTTCTTCTGGTTCCGGTAAGTCATCATTAACGGATGCGATCCATTCTTCCCATTCCTTATAGTTTTCTTTACCAATATTGGTTGCCATAAGGAATTGGGGCTTACCATCACGCATAACGCCCGGCATTCGAGACAATCGGCTAGGATTACGATTTTTTTTATCTGGTTTAAAACCATTTTTTTGAGCAATGGAATATATAAAGTCAACACGCTTTCTGTATTCCTCATAGGAGTAAGCATCAACTTTAACGATGGCATGAATGGATTTACCACCACTAAATACCATGGCTGCAATTGGTAATTCTAATTGTTCAAGAATAGCTTTTTGCTTTCCGAGCGACATATTGTCAGATTCCAAGAGCATATACCGAAATGCAGTTACATTATCATTTTTAACACCTTTACCATCAATTGGATTAAACCGAATCCATGCGCCCATTTCTTTGTTAAAGCTGCCAAACACATTTTCTAATTGTGTCGTACTGTTAATACCATCTATGATTTGTTGTACCGTGCGGCTATAATTTCCCATCGTAGGGGACTGTTTGCCGTCCGGTAAAGCAAATGTATTAACGACATATCCAACGTACTCCTCTGGCTCAAATAACGTAGTCAGATATGTAACAATATCTTGTTTACGTTGCTCTAAAGGATACGATTTAGGAATATGAACATCAGATTCTTCAATCCAGTTCTTGTCAACAACTTGGTATTGTTCTGGAGTTGTGGCCAATACCATGGAGTCAAAACTTAATGCCTCATTATTTTCAAGCTTATGTTTTGATGTCCATCCGTTTTCTTTTGCCATTTGAGTGATCGTGGCCCCTGTAACAAGCTTTCCAGTATATCGACCAAATGATTCCCATTTAGCAGCGCATTCACCTTCATGGAATCGCTCTCCATCATCTGCAGACCATTCTTCCCATATAAACATAGGATAGCCCTCTTGATGGAGAGCAAGTCCTACGTTTAACCATTCCTCATAGGAGCATTGGGCAGGGTCTATATATTCGAGTAATTCTCGTAAATCAATTTTACTTTCCATGGTTACTCCTTACCATTGAGGAACGAATTCTTCTACAGGTGGCTTGTATGTAGCAGGCACTACACCTTTAGGAATGCGCCAACCACTAGCACTAATACGACTAATCATCTTAGATGCTTGATTATTACTCCATGTTCCTACATTCTTAAATCCTTTGTTTTCAAGGAATCTAATTTGTTTAGGCGTAGACAAGCCTTCTTCACGACGTTTTTGTAATCTATCAATGAGCATAGATGCTTTGCCAGCATCTTCAATGTTGTCACCATTAATCCCAAATTGCTCAAGTGTTTTCTTTTGACTATCTGTAATAGATGTCATTTGCCAGCCAAAGGCTGGAACATAATGGGTAAGGTCTTCAGCTTGGATAGAAAACTCGAATTGCAACGGATCAACAAGTTGCGCTTTCTTCTTACGCATAGCAGCAAGTTCTTTTGCAAGTGCTTCTTCACGTTGAGCTAATACATCAGATTCTGCATCCCTTTCGCATTCTTCAAGGTCCATTCCTTTTTCTTCAAGAATTTCCGTCATGCGCTTGGCCACATCATCTGACTTAGCGATTAAATGAGCCGGTCTACACAATTCGTGACGCTCCACATGCCATAGAAAATCTAAAATTAATAGATGATCTTTACCCGGTGAAAGCCGTGTGCCACGTCCTATCATTTGACAATACAAGGCACGAGACCGAGTAGGACGTAATACAATTACACAATCAACGCTTGGACAATCCCATCCTTCCGTGAGCAACATTGAATTACAAAGTACATTGTATTTACCTTCAGCAAATGCTTGTGTAATTTCTGTACGGTCTTGGCTTTTGCCATTTACTTCTGCTGCTTTAAATCCTCGCTCATTAAGAATTTCACAGAATCGTTGACTGGTAGCAATTAATGGTAAGAATACGACGATTTTTCTATCTCTGTATTCCATTAATTTATTGGCTATTTCCTCTAAATAAGGCTCTAATACCCTACCAATATCACCTACGGCAAAATCGCCAGTTGAAATCTTAACCGATGAGATATCTAATGTAAGTGGTAATGTTTGTACCTTAATCTTAGCCAAGAAACCCTCTTGAATAGCTTTAGGTAGTGTATATTCAAATGCTAAACTTTCAAATACACGTCCTAAATTTTTCATGTCCGAGCGATCAGGCGTAGCCGTTACGCCTAGGACTTTTGCTTGGTCAAAGTAATTTAATATAGCTTGATAACTGCTAGATACAGCATGATGTGCTTCGTCAATGATAATGACATCGAAGTACGTTTTACTGAACATTGACAATCGTTTGTCTTTGCATAATGTTTGAACAGAACCGACTATGATGCGGTCCCATTGTCCAAGACATGTATGTTCAGCCTTTTCCATTGCCGTTGTAAGTCCTGACGCACTCATAATTTTGTCAGAAGCTTGCTGCAATAGTTCTTCACGATGCGCAAGGATAAGAACACGCTTACCCCTGCGAACCGCTTCCTCCGCAACTTTGGCAAAACAGATTGTTTTGCCTGTGCCGGTCGGAAGAACCAACAATGTTTTATTAACCGTTTCCCATTCATGCCATATCGAGTCTACAGCTTGTTGTTGATACGGTCTAAGTTCCATTAGAATGCACCGTATCCATTTGCTTGAGCATTAGGGTTTGCAAAGCATTTTTTAATTTCGTTACGAGTACCATTATTACCGTCATTTTTAACATAGTTTTGTTGTGATAATTCACACATAGCGGATTTACCCATTAATTGGTCAGGGTCCGGATTGTAATTTTCACCTTTTTTAGCTAGTCCTACGGCCATAAATAGTTCTGTAACTTTCCAGATTGTAGATTTCGTATAGAATAAGTTGTGAATCAATTTTGTTTTACCTTGATCACCACCATCTACTTCGAGAGTAATTTGAGCTTGTGGACAAGATGGTAGCTTGCTACCTTCTTTAGGTTCATAAAATTTCTTTGCTATATCTGTGATAACAAATGGATAAGAACCAGCTTCAAGTAACGTATATTCATGTTCTTCCGCTAAAATAGGTTGGTCAAATGAATATACTTCTTCTGCTTTACCGAATGTTTCAAAATTGCTTTGTGCTGTCATAATAATTAATTTCCTTTCTTAATTGCTTCAACAATATTTGGCCAGAATGGGATAATCCATCCATTAACGAATTCTGGATCATAATTTTCAAATGGTGTACCAGCTGGATACTTACCACGAGCGATTACTACTGATTGAACTTGTTCTAATGTGATACCATCTTTAACCATTAAGTCTTTTAATGGTTTAGGAATAGCCGTTTCAACTAATGGTGTTTCGTTTTTGTTAGTGTTAACATTTTCTTGTGGTGGTGCTGTTATAGGTTGTGTTGTAGTAACTTCCCCAATTTGTGCTTTAGCTGCTTCCGTTACTTCCGGAGCATATTCTTTAGCAGATGCAGCAGCATTTAATTCTGTAGCCGCTGCTGTAGGTAATATGTCATCCGGGATGACGTGGGCAATTTGACTATATTCAAAAGGCATCATATCTGGTAATCCATGACGATTTTTAGCATCCCATGCAGGGTTATGTGTTGCATACATTAACCTCTTCCCATTGGTGGCTTTCTTTTTGTTTGTTTGAGTAGTGATGATTTCGTTTTTATAATTGGCAAAGAGTACCATATCCGCCCATTCTTTAATAAGTGGAGACGTTTGACTTCCTGTCTTTTTGCCAAGTTTCAATTCAAATCGATCATATGCGCCTAATTCATCTGGTTGTTCAAATTTCCTAATTTGAGCATGCGCCGTAAGCACAACATTCATACCTGCATTGATAACTTCATCAAGCAGATTTAAGAACCGGCCCATTTCTTCACGGACGAATACATATCCGTTACCATATCCAAAGTCTTCAATACCAGATTTATTATGTTTAGCGCAGATATATTCAACACATAACTGCTCAGCCCAATCAATCGTATCAATGACTAAAGTCCGATAGAAACCCGGCATTGTTGCAAATTCCTTAACAAAGGAAATAAGCATTTGCCATGATGTAGGCTTATCGGTACGAGCTACATCTAAATGGTCTGTGCTGTTTTCTGTATCAATAAATACAGGTGATGGAAAGTGACTGGCAAAGGTTGTTTTACCAATCCCCTCGGTGCCATACACGACCACCTTTTGCGCTCGTTTTCGTTTACCTGTTGTAATATTCATTAAAATTCACCCCATTCATTTTCATTAACTGGTGCTGCTACATTACTGTACTCTTCACCTTTAATGTGTCCATCTTCAATAATGATGGAACATTCATCTTGGTTATTAGTAACACGAGTAGCAATAACTTGTAGGCCTTCCGATTCAAGCCAAGCCCCAAATTCTTTCATAGTGTCTACATCCATTTGTTCGAGTTTATCCATAAGTACAAATCCGCACTTAGGATTTAAAGCTCTAACAATGGCCGTAGCCACTTTTAGCTGCTCAGCACCGCTCATGCAGTCCCATTGACGATCATTGTAAATAAGAACGCCATCTTGGATAGATAATCCCGGCAAAGGCATTTGTACGGATTCAAGCAGTTTATTTTTATCTTGTCTGATGGTTTCAAGTTCACCAGTCAAGTTGTCATAATCTGCTTTGTAATCAGCAGCTTCCTGCAATGCCCTTGCACGTTCTTGATTAGCACGTACCTTTTGATTAATGGCATCTACATTTTTGATTTGCTCCTCGAGTTCAGCCGTAGATTCATCCTCAAGGTCTTTAGCTGCTGTTGTTGCAATATCATAATCTTCAGCTAATTGCGCTTGCTTAGCTTGCAGTTCTTCCAGTTTCTTTTGCGCTTCATCAACCAAGTTATTTACAGTAACCATTTGAGCTTGAATAGCTGAAACGTTGTTACGTTTCTTTTGGTTCTCTGCATTTTTCAATAGAATGGCTTGTTGTTGTTGGATAAGTTCCGATGCACTAATTGGTTCAAGTGGCACATCATCATAACCAACTAACTCTTTAGCGTACTTGTCTTTCTGAGTGGCAATTTGACCAATAGAATGACGTTTTGCGTACACCTCTTGGTGTTTACCTTCGAGTTTATTTAATTCGTCTTCTAAGCCTAATAATTTCAAAAGTTCATTTGCCTTTTCCTTATCACTCATTTCCATGAACTTAGGAAGGTCTAAGGCTAGTTGCCCAATGAAACCATCTAAAATACGTTGACCAGATTTTTTACCTTCTGGATCTACGACTTTTAATGTGCTGCTATTACCACTACGTGTAACAACTAGCCCATTAGATAACTTCACTTCTAATTTAGGTGGGTTATAGCTTCCATCACGTACCGCACTAGATGGTTCAAATTTTGCACCACCTAGTGTCCAAGCAATGGCATCAAGGATAGATGTTTTCCCTTGTCCATTCTTTCCACCAATAATGGTTAATCCATTAAGGGATGGTTCATATGAAACGGCTTTAACGCGTTTCACGTTTTCCAGTTCGAATGAGTTTATTTTTATAGATTCCTTCATGTATTTGCTCCTTATTCTTGAGTACCATCACAAATATTAGTTAGATTTAAGATTTGTTGTTTTTCATTCATTTGTTTTCTCCTTTTCAAATATATTAAGTAACTCATTTAAGAGAGCCATTCCTTTTCGTTTTTCACACATATCTTTTTCGGCTTCTAAAAATGCTACAAATTGCGTAATATTAAGATTTTTATGTCCAAAGTTATGAGCAGCTGCAGCCAAAAGCGTGGTAACTTCTAGTGCTCCATTATTAAATTCATCTTTATTTAAGATAAATTCCATATCATGGCCACCATTATCTTTAGGTGTTAATATGATTTCGATTTTTTTTTGCATTTTTCTTCCTCATGTTATAATTAATTTAGGTTATTTTACCTAGCTCGCTAGCTGTCCAAGGCTAATAGCGAGCTTTTTCTTTTTCATATACATTAGCGAACACCCAAACAAGTCCGCCAATAATGAATTGCAATAGAAACTGGAGAAATCCAATTCTATCGATTTCAAGGCTTCCCATGGATCCAATAATCCATATGAAAGCCGCCCATTTCAAAGCTGTAATCATAACTTCAAATCCCCTCCTACCATAACCAGTAAATCACTGGTTATTTTTCTTATAGTATTTTTAAGTTTTTTGTTTTCTTCAAGCAAGCTATCACGCTCCCTTTCTAACTTCCTGTATTGTAACGGACTATATTCATCTACAATCCCTACAAGTGCTTCAACTTCTTTTTTGTTGAAGCGTACCCCCGGAAGTCCCTTTACTTCACGTAGGATGCCACGTTCCCTAAGATTATTGACGCTGCTTTCACTACATTGGAGTAGTTCTGCAACATCTTTTATTGTGTAGACTATGGGTTCCATTAATCTTTATCTTCATATATAACTCTGGTATGAGAGCTTATTAAAGGATTTCGTTCGTCACGTTCACTAAGAAATGCTTCCTTATCACGAATGGTTATCTCACGATAATTTCCATCCCTAGATGCTTTATTCTTTAAAAGTGCAGTAATCACTTTAATGGGCCCTCGTAGTTGGTCTTCAAAAGTCTGTTCAAAACTTGCGGATTCTATTGATTGTTTAGAATCCGGATATTTTTGATCTAGTACTTCATATTGTCTGATTAAATCCGGAAGTATCTGCGTTGGTGTAGAGCCATCTGTCATCAAAGTTAATATGTATTTTTTAAGTTCTGTTTTAATTTCGTGCATAATTTTCTCCTTTTAAAAATTATGGGTTCCATACTGGAATTCTTGATTCAATTTTTGCCATTCTATCTGCTTCACGACATTTTTTAATTTTGCCGTGGATAGACTTTCTAAATAATCTGCTTGTATGTCGTTTAGCAAAGTATTCTCTAATAAGTTTCCGCCAGTATTCAGCATACTTAGCGTTGCGACCTGCCCAACCGAATACAGTTGATGTGTTTCCATAGACTTTGTTAGCTACTAACAAGTCTTTTTGATTTTGTACTAACATGGTTCATCTCCTTTGTATTATTTTTTTTAATATTATTGATGTGATTTTAAATCACTATACTTTTTAAAAAAAATAGACTTAACCTCAAGGTTTGATAAATGTAAGATTTCTGTTAATTTTGCAATTTCAGATGCCGTAAATTCGGTTACTCCATTGATTTTTTTGTATAGCGTGTATCTTGTAATATTAAGCTGAATTGCTATCCACGAGATACGAAATCCTTTTTCAATAATCACGTCTTTTAAACTCTTCATCTATTCACCCCCTTTTATAACGTGATTTTTAATCACACCTATAATATACCCTAAGGGTGATTATGTATCAACAATAAATTACAAAAATGTTGATTTTTTTTCACATATATAATATATTTACTTTGTAAGGGGCATTAAAAAGAAAGGTAAAACCTATGAAACTATATGCCAATATCAAAGCTTTACGAGAAAAATTAGAACTATCACAAGAAGAATTAGCTCGTCAAGTAGGATATAAAGATAGAACAAGCATTGCTAAAATTGAAGCTGGGAAAATTGATATACCACAATCTAAAATTTATGCATTTGCAAAAGCCTTGCATGTTTCTCCAGAGGAGTTAATGGGCTTAAATAATGATTCATATTATATAGATCCTGAAGTAGCGGAATACGCCAATAAATTAAAGGATAATCCAGACATGCGATTGTTGTTTGATGCAGCTGAAGACATGTCAAAAGATGACATTGATTTTGTTGTTAATTTAATTGAGGGATTAAAGAAACGTGAGGGAAAGTAGAATGAAGAAGTTATTAATATTAATTTATATATTATTTATTCCTTTATCATGTAATGCAATTTCTTTAAATGAATTGCGTAATAATCCAAATCAGTATACATTAGTGTATTCAGACCAAACGCATGAAGCGTATGTTGATAATTCAACGATTGTTGTATCAAGATATAATCCGCCATATTATGCTATTAACACTACTGTATATTCTATATGGTACGATGAAAACAATATTGTAGAAGCGAATCAGACTTCTTTTTTTAATTATGATAGAAGTTTAAAAATGTTAGCACTAAAATTTGGAGAAGTTAATGATTTAGCAAGAGAATTTACAAATGATAATGGGGTAAAGTTTAAAATAAATACTTTAATTCGGTATGATTTAAATGGAAATAAAATTTCCTCTATATCTTCTTTCCCATTTGGGAAATCTCCTTCTGGTAAAGCTCCTGTATATTCTCCGAGTTACGAAGTTGCAATGTATATATTTCATAAATCATATAATATGTATTTTAACGAACCTTTATCTAATTAATTCTATCAGGGGAGAGTGTTGTTATGTCTATTAACTTGATCTATACGCAATTAAAGAAAACACAAACAGCAGTAGTACGTCTTAATGAAGATGGCAGTCATTCAATATTGGTTAATTTAAATAAGCCATTAGATGCTCAACGAGTTAGTGTACTACACGAATTAGGACATATTAAACACGATGACTTTCATTCTAAGAAACATATCAATTTAATAGAACGGATCGCTCATGATAGAGAATTAGATGAAGATATAGATGAGGAATTCTTTTATCACGTGGTTAATAGCAAGGACGTGTAACTATGCAATGCAATATGACGGTTCGCAAAAAAGATGGCAATTACCAAATAATTGTCAGCTATAAAGACGGTATAAAATGGAGGCAAAAATCCAAACAGGGTTTTGCTACTCAAAGAGAAGCAAAACTTTATGGGCAAAAAATTATTGAGGAATTAAAAAAGACTGTCACCAATCCACTTGATGACAGTCTAAAAGATATAACACTTATTCAGTTTTATCAGATTTACATTCGGGAAAAAATTAATATATCCGCCAATTCAGTACTGATCTACAATAATATCATGGAGAAATATTGTGAGCCCTTACATGACAGAAGAGTGTGTGATATTACCCATTCCGATATTTTTACATTGATTTCTAATTTGTCAAAATCAGCGGCAAGTAAAAATTTGTGTATTGTATTACTACGTGCCGTTTTTAATTATGCAATCAATCCATATCGGTTAATTCGCAATAATCCATGTGCCGCCATTAAGAGATATCGTAAACAAAGTACACGATCAATCACAACAATTCCAATAGAAGATATGGACATGCTTTTACATAATATTGAACATAGTCACCCAACGTATTATTTGTTATGCAATATAGCAAGATATACAGGCGCTAGGTATGGTGAGATTATAGCATTACAATGGTCTGATATAGACTTTGACAATAATACTATATCGATTTCTAAGCAATGGGCACAATGTGAACGTAATAAATATGGCTTTAAATTACCAAAAAGTAAAAATAGTATTCGTATAATTCCTATTCCGCCTATACTTTCTAATTTATTAAAACAGCATCAATGTAACGGATCGGATAGATTATTTCCATTTCGCACTAGTCGAAGCAGTCAATTAAATGAACTGATTCAACGGTTCCTTCCCGGAAAATCAATCCATATGTTTAGACATACATACGCTACTACATTATTAGGCAATAATGTAGACATACAGACTGTTGCCAGTTTACTTGGAGATAATATAAATACAGTTATTAAAACATATATTCATTTTTCAGATGAAATGAGAAAAAATGCTGCGGATAACGTGGCAAATATTTTTGGTTAATTATTTTTGACGATTATATGACGAAAATCTATAGAGCCCTATTTATCAATGTATTCTATAGCTTTATTTTATAATATATGTATTATACCATTAAAAGAGACTAAATATAATAGAAATAATGGCACCCACTAAAATAACAACAGATGCGACAGTGAGAATGATACTGCCAAAGAATACAACGGCAGCCAAAATAATCGCTAAAACAATGAACAATATAATTCGACTAAGCCAGCTTGTACTACTAAAGCTATACACCTTAACTTTCGGTTCGTATTGATTATGTTCATTGTAATATTGTTGCTCTTTATTTATATTAGTTGGCGTTGAATCTACATGAACGGAATCGCCTACTTCTTCAATAGTTACACCATCAAATTCTCGTCGCTCATCATCGGATAATACGCGCGTATTAGGTGCAGCAGAATAAGTATTGTTACTATAAGTATCACCTGATTGACCATTTCTATATGTATTTTGATTATTGTTTATATTATGTTGATCATTCAT